GCACCATCAATTTAGATAATTGGGAGTCCTTTTGTTTGAACCTAACTTTACGTGTGCGCGCTGGCGCCACTCGCTCGAACCGCGCATCACTACCATCGTAACGGCAAATACCCATGCCTCCCAACCAAGTAGGCGATCGTAGTACCGAGTTGGTAGGTCGATATGTGTTACCGTTGACTTTAACGGCGCACCAATGCTTAACAAGCAGATTCTTCATCTCCTCCAACCTAATCGAACAACCGCCTCGGCGAATCAACCGATTGATTCCATCACAGACATTCTGAGCTGATTTTATTCCCGCATACCGTGGACTGGTCTGAGTGTCACCTGAGGTAAAACCAGTTATACCGCGACAATAGCTACCACTAATGGTGGCTCCATCTCTGTACATCAATCTCAAAAATTCAGCACGCCTCATACTCACCATCTGCTTACTTGCTTGAGCATCTAGACCTAAAGGATCGATCAAACTAACAAATTTTAACGCAGTCCACAGTGATGGTGAATCACCTTCCATATCATCCCCCAAAACATTATATCTAGAAAGTGGATCCATGCCATATTTCCTAATGAAAAGCAATCTCTGAGCAGTGGTGTAAGCGAAATTGAACGTTACATTAATATACATGGTACTTCGCCAGCCAGTCCATAGACCTCTGACTAACCTCACGTACTCTTCAGCTCCAATCTTAGCACGTACATCATCCAATGCTGCAGCTGTCCAACGACATGCTTGCCGAACAAAATTTAAAATGCTGTCCTTGTCGTTTGCCATTTTGTCATCGGGCAATCGCAACCTTGAATCAAGAGCTTCAGCGTGACTCAACCACAATTTCTTCATGCGCTCGAAGGTGTGCAGAATGTTGTAGTCAGCATAATCACTACAAGCGCGCGCCATATCGCCGGCCGTACTGGTAAGGCGATTCGTCATCTGCACAAATTCAATATAACTATTTTGTTCCAATGCGATTTCAGGAACTCCTCTGAGGACATGTCCTTCACCGCCCCAAAGCGCCAGAGATTCAACCACCCAATGATACATCGGTCCCGGCAGCAACATGCGCAACTTACCTGCCTCAAATTTGTAAGTGGGTTGTCCCACGCAGCTAGGATCCATAGCCAAGCATTCCAAAATACCAGCAACCCCCATACGATTGAGTTGCGCTGACTTGTTACCACCGCTGCTGCGCATCTCAGAACCATCTGGCATAACTAGCACCAAGCCTCGGTTAGGTGCGCTACCTGAAGTACTCCATGTTAAGAAGTCAGCACAAAAGGTTTCTAAGTCTACATGTGCCTGTGCCACACTCCCCTCAGCAAAAAGGTGGCTGAGGTAATCAATGACATTTTCCACCAAATTCTCAAAACTACCTTCAGGCTGCCCATAGACACTATCATTGATAGGTCGGCCTGGGGTCATCCTACTTGTGAGTTCACTCTTGAAATTTAGATGCGAGAAGAAGAAGCGACCAGGAAGCAGATTGAAGTACATGTAGTGGTCAGCACTATAAACACCATCAAACCAACTTACATCATCCGTGTTGCGCACTAATCCATGAAAAATTTTAGTGACTTCCATGAATTGTTTCAAATCGCCGTTGAAGAATCCAAAAAGTGCTTGTATTCTCAACAATTCTCTCCAACCTCCATCTAGGCCACAACACCAAACCACAACGTTGGTGACCATCTGACCACCCAAACCCACACACAATTGTAGCACCTGTCCAACATCATCAAATCCACAATGATGGTTCTGGATCTGCTGTTGCGCCATGGCCATTGCCAAAGGCACACTCACCTGCTCCCTCTCGTCCAACATTTTACTCGTTCCCGGAAAGATCCTTCGCGCCATCCAACCATGTTTAGAAGCATCGTATTGATTCTTCTTGATGATGGCCAACAAGGTGGGAAGTAGTGGCTTGTCTGCACTACGTATACACCGTCTTGCACGATCGACAGCCTCTTCTAGACTATCAATTATTTGCACACCCCGCTTGGCCCAATTTTGCTGGGACACAACTCTATGGCGCGCTCGTCCAACTTGATCCGGCCTCAAAAGCTTCTCCCGAGCTCGCCAGTCCAACGTTTCCTTCGTAACCGGCACGTAACCAACAACCACACCTGCCTTCATCCACCGATCAATGATTCTCTCATCGTTGACATTGACCAAGACTGTCCTGCCAGCTAAGGCACTTTGC